TTTTTAATGGACTCATTAGTGGGTCTATTTTTGGCGGGGTTAGCAGCAATCGTATTACTGCCATTGCTGGTGAGTCGAGTACTGGTAAAACTTATTTCTCGCTTGCTGTTGTCAAGAACTTTCTGGACACTAACCCTGATGGGTATTGTCTCTATTTTGACACTGAAGCAGCCGTCAATAAAGGATTATTGGAGTCTCGTGGAATTGATACGACACGGTTGGTTGTTGTGAATGTTGTAACAATTGAAGAGTTTCGTAGTAAGGCACTCAAGGCCGTAGATATATACTTAAAGACAACTGAAGAAGATCGCAAACCTTGTATGTTTGTGTTAGATTCATTAGGCATGCTTTCAACAGAGAAAGAGATTAAAGATGCACTAGATGATAAACAAGTTCGTGACATGACCAAATCACAACTTGTTAAAGGTGCATTCCGTATGCTCACACTCAAACTTGGTCAAGCAAATATTCCACTAATAGTCACAAATCACACCTATGATGTTATCGGTTCTTACTTCCCTACAAAAGAAATGGGTGGAGGCAGCGGTCTCAAGTACGCAGCATCTACAATCATCTATCTTAGCAGAAAAAAAGAAAAGGATGGTAAGGAAGTCGTTGGAAATATTATCAAGGCAAAGACTCATAAATCACGTTTAAGTAAGGAGAATAAAGAAGTTGAGATTAGACTTTATTACGACGAACGCGGACTCGATAGATATTATGGGTTATTGGAATTGGGTGAGAAGCATGGAGTCTTCAAACGTAAGGGGAATCGAATTGTTGTTGGTGAATCTTCCGTTTATCCTTCTGCTATTCTGGCCGATCCTGATAAGTATTTCACGGAAGAAGTAATGGAAAAACTAGAAGAAGCATCGAATGAAGAATTTAGTTACGGAGAGTGATTTCGTTGAAACCTATGATGATTTCCTTTCAGAGTCAATATGTTCAGAACTGATTAGTTTAGTTGATGAACAAAATGAAAGAATTGAAAGAGATCATAAACCAAATTTCTATCAAAGAAATATAGGTAACATATCAGAATATACTGGATTGTATAAAAAATTTTCTGAAGTAGGCATGAAGTATCTTGCCGATATCGGATACTATGATGATCTATTGCCTCATAAGTATGGATTTGAAGAGATGCGTATTAAAAAATATGATGTTGGAGATTCATTTGACACTCATATTGATGTATCTGATTATGCGTCTGCAAGAAGATGGCTTGCCTTTCTTGTTTATCTCAACGATAATTTTACTGGAGGAGAAACTGAGTTTGTTGATGGAAAGATGATTCATCCTCAAACTGGTAGAGTTTTAGTTTTCCCTAGTCTATGGACATTTCCTCACGCTGGATTACCAGTTAAATCAGGTACAAAATATATTTTGACCACTTACTTTCATTATGTTTAAATGGATCGTATTGAAAAAGTTATCTTAAGAAACTTAATTTATAACGAAGAATATCTAAGAAAAGTTCTACCTTTTATTGAACCTGATTACTTCAATGATCGGTCTGAAAAGATTGTATTTCAACATATTACTAAATATGCTGCAGAGTACAATAGCTTAATTACAAAAGAAGTACTCCAGATTGAGATTGAAGACAGACGTGATATCACTCAAGATGAAGTCAAAAATATATACGGAACAATAAATGAACTGGAAGATATTGAATGCGATTTTGAATGGTTAAGTGACACTACAGAGAAATGGTGTCGTGATCGTGCGATCTATCTGGCATTAATGGAATCAATTAAGATTGCAGATGGACAAGACGATAAGAAAAATCGAGATGCAATACCAACAATTCTTTCAGATGCTTTATCTGTTTCTTTTAATCGCAATGTAGGACACGATTACTTAGAGGATTATGAAGAAAGATACGAACTCTACAATAAAAAAGAAAGTCGAATTCAATTCGACCTTGAATACTTTAATAAGATTACAAAAGGAGGTCTCCCGAACAAAACGCTCAATATCGCTCTTGCAGGCACTGGCGTCGGTAAATCTTTGTTTATGTGTCATCATGCTAGTGCTGTTCTTTTAGAAGGTAAAAACGTTTTATACATAACATTAGAAATGGCAGAGGAAAAGATTGCAGAAAGAATTGATGCAAATCTTTTAAACGTAAACATACAAGAGATTGTTGATTTACCAAAACCAATCTTTGAAAGTAAAGTTACAAACCTTGCAAAGAAAACTCAAGGTTCACTTATCATCAAAGAGTATCCAACTGCTTCTGCACATTCAGGACATTTCAAAGCATTGTTGAATGAACTTGCCTTGAAAAAGTCATTTAAACCTGATATAATATTCATAGATTATCTAAACATATGTGCTTCATCACGTTACAGGGCTGGATCAAATGTTAACTCGTATTCCTATATTAAGGCGATTGCTGAAGAGCTCAGGGGTCTTGCAGTTGAAGCTAATGTACCTATCGTCTCCGCTACTCAGACGACTCGTTCTGGTTTCGCTTCTAGTGATGTCGATCTTACTGACACATCTGAGTCCTTCGGTCTTCCTGCCACTGCTGATCTTATGTTTGCTCTTATTAGTACTGAGGAACTTGAGGGGTTGGGTCAAATAATGGTCAAACAATTAAAGAACCGTTATAATGATCCAACTTATAACAGAAGATTTGTTATAGGAGTTGATCGAACAAAAATGAGACTATATGATTGTGAACAATCTGCACAAGATGATTTACTTGACAGTGGACAGGAGACAGAGTATAATGAAGAAGATAAAACAACAAAGAAATTTGCCGAGTTTAAGTTTTAAAAATGTCTGGAGATTACAACACTCACAACGATCAACAACCTAATATAAATTACACAGATCATACCGTTGACCTTTCTAAGTACGCTTTATTCGTGGATGGTGTCACATCCGATCCCAGTAAGGATTATCAATCTTTTGTTGAAAGTTTGGATGACCTTGACGGACAGGGTTCCAATATTCACAGACTTCTTACTGCTGCTGTTGGTGTCAGTGCTGAGGGTGGTGAGTTTATGGAGATCGTTAAGAAGATGGTTTTCCAAGGTAAGCCTTGGAACGACGATAATCGAAAACATCTTGTTATTGAGTTGGGTGACGTTATGTGGTATGTAATGCAGGCATGTATGGCATTAAACATCACACTAGATGATGTAATTGCTGGTAATGTAGAGAAGTTGAAGAAGAGATATCCAGGCGGAGAGTTTGATGTTTACAAATCAGAAAATCGTTTAGATGGAGACTTATGATCAACTTGCGTGACCAGATTCTAAAAAGTCAGATTGCATACTATAATGGTTTGATTGCAAAACATCAACAGAACGTTGAGATATATCTGAATCAACCTGTGGGTATTGGTGAACACTCAGATGTGATGGGAACAATTGACGGTGAGATAAATGCCATTGCACAAGCACATGAAAAGATAGAAATTATAAATCATTACTTTTTGAATAGATAATAAATACTTAAAAAGTTAGTTTAATAAAATGGAGTTATCGGAGGCATTTTATGCTGGTCTCTCTCTTGTCGATACAAAAACTTTAAAAAAAGCATCGACAAGTAAAGAGGATTTTGTAAAATTATATGATGTTGTAGTAAATAATTTTAAAGGGCCTGGAGTTTTAGATGGTCAAGGTAATGCTACAAAGACAAAGGCATCAGCAGCAATTACTGTCAAAGAGGGACAATCACCTAATATTAAATTGTATAATGATATGGCTGCTGCTATGTCAGCAGTTATAGGAACAAGAAATATAAGATCTGGAATACCACAAGCTGTTTACTTAACAGGTAATAAATGGAACGATGATGTAAGACAGTTTCAATTACCTGCGGAAAAAAGTTTTGGAATGAAAGATTATAATTCTTCAGATGTTATTTTAAGATATGGAAATACTTATGTTGGAATATCTCTAAAAAAGAAACCCTCAACAGCTGCTGCTTCTCCAACGTTAATTAATAATTCTTTTTCTACTTTTCTTCAAGGGACAGATTTAAAAAATTTGGAAACAAAAATCAATGACATTAGAAAAAATTTTTATGCAAACGTAATTAAGGAAGCTTGTATGCCTGGTGGGCCGCTCGGTGATTTAACTAATGGTATGAAAGCCTCTGATATAATTAAACTTGATCCAAGTAAAAAACAAGACGCCGATAAAATATTTAATCTTAAAGTTAAAAGACTTAAATCAGATGGCAAATCAGAGAATATACCTTTGATTAATCTTAAAGGGACTGATGAAATTGAAAGAGGTGGTAATTCAAGATTACCATCTAAAACAAGAGAGGATTTTAGAAAGTTTGTAAATCAAAAACTTTACAGCACTGGGAATCAAGTGAATCCTTTGTTTCAAGCTTTTTTAGATGCGATGAGTGATCCAAAAGTTAGTAACATGATAGCTGAGTCTCTTTTAAATAAAGTTCTTAAATTGCAATTATATGATGTATTGGAAACTTGGGGTAAAAGTGATTTTGAATTTTATTTAGTGGAAGGTGTAGGACAAGTAAGTACAAAACTCATGCCAACTGTTTCTGCTGCAAATACCAAAAGTTTACATAGTATAATGATAACAATGGTAAATCTAGCAAAACTTCCAGCGAGTTTAGTTTTTGATAAAACTAAAACAGGAACAGGTGCTGCGAGAGTTAATTTCACTTTGTTAAAAGGTAAGTATAAAATACTTGACATTGTGTTAAGATATAAAGGGAACTTCTTTTCAATGCCACAATTTCTTGCAACGACAACTCCAGAGTTTAACAAACTAGTTAAACAAGGCGATGAAATGCTTAAAGGAGTTGGGAGGTGAAGAATACTCACCTTGAACATTTAGAAGATAATATCTTGAATGACGGATCTCAGGGTGGTAAGGAGGCAGTTGCTTTTCTCCGATCTCTTGGGGATATGTTGGATCAAGGTAGTGCAGACGCTCGTGTTACTGTTAAATGGGATGGAGCGCCTGCAATAATTTGTGGTATCAATCCAGATAACGGTAGATTTTTCGTTGGAACTAAATCTGTATTCAATAAAGTTAATCCAAAGATTTCATACTCTGAGAATGATGTAGAAAGTATGTATCCGCCAGGACAACTTGCAGAAAAACTTAAAGACGCATACAAATATCTCTCTACACTTTCAATATCAAATGTTGTGCAAGGAGATCTTTTATTTACTGATGACAAGTATGAGGCAAACATTGGTGGAGATACTTGCATTGCGTTTCAACCAAATACAATTGTATATGCAGTTCCAAAAGATAGTGATATTGGAAAAAAGATAGATGAAGCGAAGTTTGGAATCGTATTTCACACTTCATATTCTGGAAGAAGTTTAGATGCTATGTCTGCGAGTTTTGGTAACATAAACATTCAAGGTAGTACAGATGTGTTTGTAACATCATCTGATTTTAAAAATGCATCAGGTGAAGCAAACATGACTCAAGCAGAGAAAACATCTTACACAAATCTTGTAAATAAAACAGAAGGATCTTTGAAACAAGCATCTCGTTTTCTTGATATGATGAAAACAAATAATATGAATAAGTTTACTTTGAATATTATGTTCAAGACTTTCTTTAACACATATGTTCGTCAAGGTAAAACTTTAATTGGAGCTCGTAATACTGCAAGAGACTTTGCACAGTATTTTTCTAATGCGTTAGATAAGGAGATTGCAACTAAAAAGATGAAGTCAACAAAAGATAAATACTTAGAACTTAAGAATAAAGGTCTTAAATTTATTTCTGATAATCAACAGGCAATATACATGACTGTTGCCTCCTATATTAATTTACAAGCTGCGAAAAATTTTATGATTCGTAAGTTGCAAAAGGTGAATACCTTTGGGACTTTTTTAAGAACACCAGATGGTTATCGTGTGACAGCTCCAGAGGGATTTGTTGCAATCAGATCAGGACAGGCTCTTAAACTTGTAGATCGTTTAGAGTTCAGTCGTGCAAACTTTACAGCAGATAAGAATTGGGAAAAGGGTAATCCTATGCCCGTACCGAAAATATGAAAAGTTTTACCAGATTTATAACAGAAGCATTATCCTCTCAGACCGTTGCAAATCCTAACCCAAAGGATCCCAACGACGCTGATATGACGGTGGCTTTTGGTCGTTTCAACCCACCTACAACAGGACATGAGAAACTTTTAAACAAAGTTAAACAGGTTGCTGGTAAAGGTAATTATGAAATTTATCCATCAAGATCAAATGACCCTGCAAAGAATCCTTTAGATCCTGATACAAAGATAGGATATATGCAACAGATGTTTCCACAACATGCGAAACATATTATGAATAATCCAAACACAAAGACAATCTTTGATGCTTTGAAAGGTGCAAACGAGAGAGGTGCAAAGTCTGTTAATATTGTGGTTGGACAAGATCGTCAAAAAGAATTTGAGAACTTAGCAAACAAATATAATAATAAACTCTACAAGTTTGACCGTATCAATGTTGTATCTGCTGGAGATCGTGATCCAGATGGAGAAGGTATTAGTGCTATGTCCGCATCTAAGTTAAGAAAGGCTGCTGCGGATGATGATTATGATACTTTTAGAACTGGTATTCCACAAAGTTTGAAGGACAATAAAGCGAGAGAGTTATATTCTGCGATACAAAAAGGAATGAAGATGCCAAATAAAAAACAACAGAATGAAACATGGAGAATTGCTCCTAAGTTTGATTGGAGAAATCTTCGTGAAAACTATATGAATGGTAATATATTTCGTGTTGGTGACATCGTTGAGAATGATAATACTGGTTTGATTGGTAAGATTATTCGTACAGGTGCAAATTATATCATTGCAGTTACTGAGGAAAACATAATGTTTAAATCATGGATTAAGGATATTACTGAAAAGTTCACTGAGATATCTGGTGTGCCTGCAAATCAGAGAGAGGTTGGAACTGATGATCTAAGACAATATACTCAGAGACTTTCACATAACCCAATCATCCTTAATTTTATAAATAAATCTAGAAAGAATCGTGCAAAGAGTAATGCTTAGTCAAAAATTACAAGATGACTTGATGAG